TGTAGGTCTTGGACAGGAAATCGCCCATGTCCTTGTACTTGAAGATGACATTGGTATAGGCGTTGGGGTCGCCGTTGGTGATGTTCTGCTCGGCGTTCTCATCCGATTTCTGCGACCAATCCACCACACCCGAAGTATAGAAATCCTTCCACGGCTCAATGTAGAGCAGTTTGGGGTCTTGGGGGTCGGGCATGAATTGGAGGTTGAACATCTTCTGCAGGTCTTGCAGTAGGTCCGACTGCTTGACATCGGCAGGCAGGGCGGTCCGCATATCCAGCACCCCAATCCCAACGGGGTTTTCAAGGCAGGTCCATTGAACCGTTGCCCCCGAAAGAATGGAGAAAGTACTTGTCAAATAGTTCGGACCCGCCGTAACTGTGAACCCGATATTGGCCGTCGTGTTGGCGGGGATGGTTACATTTTGGAAGCGAACCGTGAACTGTGTATTGGTTGCAAAACTTATCCCCGTGATGACTGCGTTGTCCGTGGAGTTCGTGATATTTCGGATGGACATATTGGCCCCGAATCTTCCAGCAGTTGTGCCGCTGACCGTCAAGGTTACATCCACATTCCAACGGGTTGGAACGGCTGGATTTGAGAACACGCTGGACGATGCGACCCAATACCCTGGATTATCGTAGAACGGGGCAGGTGTGTCTTTAGGGAATAGAGCGGTTGCGTTTGCCGTTCCTGCAAAGGTTACATTCCCCGTGCTTTGTGCGAGGATGTTGCTGCCCGATAGGTTTATCGGCATGGTCCCCGCTGCGTAAGGGATGACCAATTTATTGAACAGGGACGAGTTGAAGAAGGTGCTGGAATAGCGGAACCCCGCCTCGGTGAAAATCAAGTCCACCATCTTCTTCACATAAATGCTGGGACCGAGCCTCCACCACGGGGTTTGGAACCAACCGCCTCCTTGGTTCAGTATGTCCGTGAACCCTGCCGAATCAATGACACCGTAAACATACCCGCTGCTTGCCGCACCCGATGCCGTCCAGGTACCGCTCACATGGCCGCTGGTAGGCGTGTGGTTCATCCCAGTCACGCCTGCGGTGTTGACGAGCATATTGCCCTCAATGGCTTTGAACAGGCTCACATTGTCCGTAAACAAGCCCACCTCGTAGGTGACGGTTCCCTTGGTTTTGGACATGGATAGCAACTGCAGCACTCCGCTGAAAACTTGGACCCCATCCTCCCACATAGCGGCACGAATCCGCTTGTTCGGTTGGAATCCGCCCACGAAGGACTGGATGTTGTACGCATACGCAAAGCAGGCCCGATTCGTCGGGGTGTTCGGCAGGGTAATGGTTTTACTGAACGATCCCCGCTGCTTGGTCACATCCTCAATATCCCCGATGGAATAGGTTACCGCAATGTCTGTGCCGCCCATCGTGTCAAGGACATAAGCGAGTTCGGGCATCCCGTTCAGCCCCGCAAATCGCAGGTACAGGCAGTCAAAGCAGGCTGCTTCAACCGCATCCGCTCCATCGGCAGTCGCACGGGTGTTGAAGTTGTTCCACGCCGTTAAATCGTCGATGAAGTTGGCGGTCGGGTAGGCTATGAGGGTTACGCTCATAGGATGTTATTATCGTAGGCTACCGCAATCTCGATTTGCAGTTGGGTCAAGCGGTCATTCCGTCTGGTTACAAATTGATACTGGTTGGCGTTGACCACCGCTTCCACAAGTTGGCCACCGAGTTCGAGCCATACATACCCGCTGCGGACCATCTCAATCAGCCACTCGGATTCTGCATCCGTCAGCCAATCGCTATTCAAGGCGTACACATAATCAAACGACCCCGCCCATACCTTGTTGTAGGTGGTGGTCGCATAGACATCCGAGTTATACCCGAAGACCTCCCGCTCAATGTTGGCACGCTTGCGGTTCTTCATCGTGAAGGTGTACGAATCAATGCCGCCGTACTTGTTGACGAAATGCACGGGGATGGAGTTGAACCGCTCGCAGGGTCCGAAGGTGAAGGTGGTCTGCACCGAGCCAAGGCCCGCATTCCCCAAGAACTGCACCGTGTAGGAATCGCCCTCAACCGCTCCACTCAATGCAGGGATGCTCCCAGAAAGATTTGCAGGGCCGCAAGCAAAACGCTGGATATTGAAATCCGTTGTCCCCGAAAGGCTTGGGGTTACGGCGAAGTTGTAATCCGTTCCCTTGTAAGTGACTTGGGCCGATACGAGCCAAGTGTCGTTGGGTGATACGGTTGTGTACTTGGTCCCGTTGATTGCAAGGAAGCTCTTGCCTCCGTGGTACACAGTGAAGGCTGTAGGGGTTGTCAGCGGTCGGACCGAGTTGAAACTGCTACCGATGCGGAAGTATGGGCTAAGGCTCCAGTCAGCAAGTTCCAACTGCTCCAGGTTCCCCGCAAACGCCATCACACCGCTGACCGTTGTGGTCGCTCCTGTGACGACTGGTGTGGTTCCGTATTCCTGCGTGAAGTCCAACCTGTACCCCGAATAGAATCCCGAATGGTCCACGAATCCCGTCTGCGTGAGTGACGGCTTGGTCGGGGTCACCAAGGTTTCCACGACCTTCTGCACATCGAAGAATCCGAAGTTGGTGGTCGGCAGTTTGTCGCACTTGAGCCTCGCCAGCGTCGTGCCTGCGGGGTTCTTCACATCGCAGACATAGCGGTAATTGGGTTGGGCAATCAGCGAGCCGCTGACCTTGTAGAGCATTTTGTTGAACACGGGCGTGGCCACAAGGGGCGAACCCGAAAGGACGGTTATAGACATGGGTTATCGGACGGTTGCGACGCTGATGGATTTGCCGAGGACTTCGGCGATATTTTCGGTTAGTACATCCACCATTTCCTTGGTGGCGGCATTGCTCATGAAGTTGGTGGCCCGTAAGCCTTCCCTGCTGATTTTGCGGGCGATGTTTATGGCGAAGGAGCGGTTGGCGGCCTTCTTGTCACGGCCTTCCAGCGGGATCCCCTTGAATGCGATCCACTCCTGGATGGGTCGGATAGGTGGCCGCTTGTCCCTGTACTGAAAGGGACTGTTCGGCGCACGGCTACTGCTGACCGCACCCTTGACACCGAGGTCCACGAACTTCCAATAGTCGTTGGCCTTGATAGCAACGACAAAGGACGAATCCGTTAGCGTGATGGGTTCAACGGTTATACTTTGGGCAAGGGAGTTGCTGGCAATGGCGTTGGCGTTGGCCAGGTTCTGCTTGGCTAACTTGACCACCCCTTCCAGCCACTTTGTGACCAGGGCGTAGGACTTGTTTTCAATCGCTCCATCCGCAACGCTTACACCAAAGTCAGCCAAGGCTTCCTTCTGCAAGTCGGTCAGTTTCTTCCCTGACCCGCCGACAAATACATCGAACTCCATGCTGGTAAATGTAACCCGCCCAGCAAAGTGTCCTACCGCCTCCGCATCCGCTCTGCTTCTTGGCGTTCGGCCTCCAAGATGTCGTGAATCAAGAGCGCATAGTTGAGGAACTCCACCGCTTTCATCGCAAAGATGGCATCAAATTTCAGCACATCCTTGTTGGCCATCCTCCACACGACCATGAGCCAACCGTAGCCAGCGAGTGGGTTGGTTACTGGGCCTGCATCCCCTTCGTCAGGTGCCGAGAATTGTCGCTCAAAACTTTCAAGTAGGATTCTGAACTTAGCAAAAAAAAACTGACCACCCCCCAAACATCCCCGATTTTGGCGTGGGACTTGAACAGTTCGGCCCGCTCTTGGTGGGATGCCCCGTCGTATTTCTTGGGGAACCATCCCATGAAGCCGCCCTCCCTGCAAAGGGTCGCCATGATGCGGTGCAGGTTTTGAACGAGTTTCTTCTCGTCGGTGGTATCGGTGTCCATCAGGTCAATCAGTTGCCCAGCCGTGAGTTCGTCGGTGAACACCGTTGGAATCCACCATTTGCCGCCTGCTTTGAACCTGCGCCGATACGCCAAGGTCGGCAATTCGTTCCACTCCGCGATGATGGTCTTGTAACGCTTTGTAAGCCCCTTGGCGGGCATTTCTCGGACGAGCGATACATCCACCCCCTCAACTATCGCCACGACCCCTGCACGCTTGTCGTAGTCCGTAAGGACAGGGCTGAACTCCAGCGCAGCGATGCGTTGGAATTGGTCGATGGTCAGGTCTTGGAGTTTCATAACTTAACGAGCCAACTGGTATCGGTGAAGAAGTGGTCGGGTTCGCCAAGGCAGTCCCGAACCGCCTGCAATACTTCGGGCATATACGAATCGTGGCCCGCTATAAACCCGCCCTGCTTGACCTTGTTCTTCCAAGCGGTGATGTCCTCCACCACCGAGGCGTAGGCGTGGTCTGCGTCAATGTAAACAAAATCAAGGGAATGGTCCGCATATTGCCCCGCCGCTTGGACGCTGGGCATCTTGACCTTGACGATGTTCGGGTAGTCGGGGAGCATAGCGTCAAACATCTGCTCGGCTTGGGCTACTGCACCCCAAGACCAAGGGTCAACGCAATGCAGAAGGCCGCAATGCAGGGAAATGACCCTGCTACTGACACCCGAAAAGCATCCCACCTCAACGCCGTGGTCGGTTGGCTTGATGTAATTTTTGCAGAGGTCAACAAGGCCATCAACCTTGTTTTCGTTCTGCAAGGCGGTCCAATAGACCCTTGGGGTCTGCAATAGTTCTGCGATGCGTTCTTTGTAGTTCATGGGCGTAGGTAGTTGTAGTAGGACAAATATCGTTCAATTCTGCGCTGGCTTGTGGTTCGTGCGACAACTTGCTGGGCGAAAAGTCCATCGGCATCGTATCTGCCGACCTGCCATTGGAGGTCGCCGATGACGGAACGCTTGACCATAAACGACCCCGAATCAATGCTGCCGACCCAATAATTCCCAGCGGCCAGTCGGTGTTCATCATTGGGCCAAAGTTGCGCCCAACTCACGATGTCCTCCTCGCAATCCTTAACCGCTTCCCAAAAGTTTGGATGCAGAATAGTATCATCATCCAGTTGCAAGACATAGCCGTCTCCAATCAACCTGTTGGCGAAGTTGCGCTGACCATGCCCCGCTGTGCTGCCTTCCTCACGATACAGGTGTTGTTCGGCTTCCTTTGGGGTTTCCATATCGGTAAACTCGTCGGCATCGTGTACGACTATCCAGCGATAGTGGATGCTTGGAATGTTGATGGATTCCGCAATGGCTTTGAGGTTTTCGGGCCTACTGCACGGGGTGACGATATTGATGAGCATGCCTAAAAAGTGATAACGAACTTATCGGGTGCAGGCCATCCCTTGCAGGAGTTGTAGACGGTCATGCCTTCCCGCTTCCCAATCCAATGCTCGGCTTGCCAGCGGTGTTCCCTTACGGGTTCGCCGAGTTCCCGGATGTGGGAGGACTTGGCCCACCAAAAGGTCCCCGCAAAGTAGGGGTAGCCGTCGGGGTTGTTGTGGTCAGCGATTTGGGGGAACTCTTCCTTGGTCAGCCAGTAGGCTCCCACGCAGTCCACATTGTCAAGTTCTGCAAGGCAGCGTTCCCATGCGACGATGTTAAAGAATATCATGGACCTGCACCAAAGTTGGTTGATGAGGGACGGGTCGCTGCTACCCTTGGTATGCCCGTAGAGGTAGGCGGCATCTTCGGTTTGGCTTGCTCGGTACATCTCGGTCAGCGTGGCTTGCTCCCAAGCGTTGGTTCGGGTGACGACCACCTTGACCTTTGCGGCCACAAGCGAGTTGTCCAAGATTTCCTTGACCGCTTTCCGCTGCTCGGGAGGTCCGACGATGCCGACACGAATCTCGTCCAGTTGCTCAATCAGCCCGTAGTTGCACAAGGCCATCATGTGTTGGTGCATTATCAACTGCCATTGGCCGCCGCCGCCGCAATAGATGTGGTAGTAGTGAACGACTTTCATAAGGTCCAAAGGAGGGTTAGAAGGGTAATGATGAAGAAAACGGCTGCAAGCGTCTTCCCGATTTCGATGAGCAGGTCAAGGATGCGTTCGGGGTTCATGGCTAATTGTTCAAGTTATCTTTTTGCAATTCAGCAAATTTTTTGTGCATTTTCGGCAGATAGTCCTCCATAAGTTTAACCCTTGTAACTTGCCACCCAACTTCGGGCAAAGAGTAATCCTCAAAATATGTGAACCTAATCATGCCACATAAACTTGGACCCGCTTGTTTAATTTTGCCATTCTCCATCTTTACTTCAAACTTGCCTTCACCAAGGTGTGTCGCTAAATAGTTCATTGGTTTAGAGGCTTAGTACCGCAAAGTTACACCACAAGATACTTACCCGAATTGCTGACGGCCAATTTGTTGAGGGCCACATATCGCAGGGCATCGCAGGCGTGGTTGTAGGAGTCAATCGGCACTCCTGTATCCTTCCCATCCTTGTCCGTGGCCCAAGTGTAACTGCGGAGTTCTTTTATCAAGTTGACCGAATCCTTGGTCACATGAAGGTTGAATCGCTTCACGATGTCAATCCCCTGCCTGACCGAATCGGGTCCCTTGGATGCGGGCTTGATATTGAATCCGAGGCGGTAGATTTCCTCGATGGACTTCGGTTCTGCTGAATCGGCCACAATCTCCCAAGCCCTTGTAATCCCGAACTCCTTCAACCTTGTTGCTATGTCGGAGTTGGTCAGTCCACGGTGGTAGAGCAACTCATGAATAAACAAGTCGTCACCCCTGCGGTACACGGCGACCAAGGCGGTTGGGTCCGTGCTGAACCCCCAGTCAAGCCCGTAGGCGACGAATTTCATCGTGCTTGGGTCTATCCCTTCCACCACCGTGTAATCGCCGTAGATAGCCCCCTGTAGCGTCCCGACTTGACCGAGGCCGTACACCTTCCACCAGTTGGCCCAGTAGGCACTCGTTTCGGCTTTGGTTCGGTTTAGTTCAATGTCATTCCGAATAGTATCGGGAAGGGCCTCGTTGTCTTGGTATGTGAGGATAAGGAACTCTGCATCAGTTTCGGGCAAGACCTCGGTATGCGCCCAAAATTCATGGGTGGGGTTGAAGTCGATGTAAATCTCCTGACTTGTACGGATGGCGAGTTGGTAATAGGAATCGAAGTCGATGTTGTTCGCCTCGTTGATGTAGAGGATTTGCCGCCTTGCCCCTCGGAGGCGGGCTTCGGAATCAGCCGAAAAGAACTCAATCGTGGAACCGTTGGCGAAGTTGTATTGCAGCAGGGTCTTGTTCCAGCGGTCGGGAACCCAACGATGGGTCCATTGCATAATCTTGGCGAAGTCCTTTATCGCACCCCTGCGAAGGTGAGGGACGGATTCGGACACGACCGAAATCTCCGACTTGGGATAGCGGGCCGCATGGTCAATCAGGACCGCAAGGATGCCGAAGGTTTTGCTCGCACTTGTTCCGCCCTGGATGACTTTCTTTCGGGCCTTCATCGCCCGAATCTTCTTGATGGCGGTGGTGTACTTAAACTCCATCGCCGAAAAGCGGCTGCTCGATGGTGACGCTGGTTTCCTGCTTTTCCACCAACCCGTTCAACCGCTGCGTGATGGAGGGGTTGTAGAACGAGAGCATCCCACCTATGATTTGGTCTTCTCGGATTTCCTCCCGAATCGCACGGCAGATGACATAAAATTCGTCGTATGCCTTATCCGTGTTGTCAAAATAGTTTTGTACCTCTCCGTAATTATTGCGGCAAAACCGCTTAAACCCTTCCAAGGTCAGCGGCACTTTGGCGGGGTCTTCCTTCTTTAACCCATCCTTCCCGACATACTGCACCCGCTTCCATTGTTCGCCTTGGGCTTTGACATCCTCCTTGAATGCGGCCCATGCTTTCCCAAGGTCTTCGGGGGTTTCAAATATCCTTGGCCTTCCTGCTCCCATCAGTATTCTATTTTGTCTATAAGCGAATCAATCTTGTCCACGATTTTCATCTTGACGGCAAAAGCGTTGGGCGAGTTGGATTCCTCCACCGCTCCAATGCAGTCGCAGAGGGTCGTGATGACCATCATCAGCGAATCCATGCGGGCTTGGACCTGGGCCTCTTCGTTGGGGGCTTTAGTCGAGTTCGCCAAGTTCCCGTAGTTTATTCCTGCTCCAGCCAAGGGCCGCTTTGCCGCCCCAAAGCAGGTAACTGATGTAGCCGCAGTCGCTGGTAGAATCAGCGTTGTCGTAGTAGGTTTCCGCACGGGATAGGTAGGAGTGCATCCGCTTGATGGTTGCAAGGGAAACACCCTCCCCGTTGGCGAGTTGCTGCGCTCGGACCTTGCCCGTCTGCGTGGCGCACTTGTTCCCATTCCGCTCGTTAAGTTCAATCCCCCGCTTGGCGTTATTGCGCACGCCTTCGCCGTAGTCGGCATAGGTTTGAAACTGGTCACGGGTTGGGGTTGTTGAGGGCATGGGTAACGGTCTGCTGGTTGGCTTCGGCGAACTGGTCCGCTTGTGAGTAAATGTATTGGAGTGCCGATTTTACGCAGTCAGCGCACCACCAATTCGTGTTGGGTCTGCCGTGGGCCACAAGGATGGTCTGCAAGTCGTGGACCGCTTCGGGGGTCAGCCGCATGAATAGGGCGGCCTGGTACTGGTCCCAATAGTGGCGGTGCTTTTGCGCCAGCAGGTACTCGTCTTGGGTCATCGGTTGGTGACTTGGAGGATAACGACCGTTAGCCCCGCCGATGCAAGGCCGTAAACGGGAGCGAGAACCCAACCGCAGGTGGACCAAGTAAGCAGGACCGCAACCCAAAAGGTCAGGCAGGTGACGCAACTGAACGGCTTGTGTCGGGCGAACCAGGTCTTGTACCACCATTGGGGGAGGACATGGTACTCGGCAATGGCGAGGGCCGTAAGCGAACTAATCAGTAGGGGAAATATCAGCGTGTCCATGTGCTTGAATGGCGGCCTTGATTTTGGCCTTGGCTTGGTCTATTGAGTAAATGATGGAGCGGTACGGTATGCCCGTGTCCCTTGAAAGTTTTTTCATGTTCCCCGTGCGCAGATGCAATTTCAGCAGTTCCTTGTCGTAGGGGAATGCCCCATCCTTGGCCCAGGTATCCATTTCCGCTTCGGCAATGGCCCAAAGGTCGTCCATGAGCGAATCGTACTCGGCTTGGGATATAGGGGCATCGGGGTTCAGTTCCTCCAGCAGGTCGTGGTGGCGGTACTTTTGAGCGAACTGGTTGTTCTTACCTCGGTACAAGTTCAGCAGCAGTCGGACCACATAGAACTTGAAGTAGCCCTGCGCCTGTATTTGCAGGATTTTGGCGGGGTCTTTCTCCAAGAGGATTAGCACGCATTCCTGCTCCAGGTCCCGCCAAAGCGGGTCGCCGCCTGTAATCGTGAGGCAGGCTTTTCGGATTTCGCCCGTGCGGTAAAGGTCCAGTATTACTTGGTCGGCTGACTGCATGCACAAAGATTGCAAAAAAAAGGGGTCAGCGGTTAGGCCGACCCCTTGGGGATGTGTGCGGTTTCGGGCTACTCTCCGCTCGGAAGTTGCAGAGTGTCAGTTATGTACGCCCCTTCGGCGGTCTGCAAGTACTCTTGGGCATTGTTGAAAACTTGCCTCCGTAGGTACCGCAGTTGGGGTTTCGCCTTGCAGTCGTTGTGGAAGGATTCAAGGTTTATGATTATCGTACTATAGTGGCGGTTGAGTTCCTTCCCGATGGCCATGAAGGTAAACAGGTATTCGTTGTAGGCGATGTCGGCCACGATGTTCCGAGCGATGACGCAGGGCCGTTCCCTGCTTGCGGAGCGCACCTGGTCGGGCGTGATGCCGAATATCGCTGCCGTGGTGTCAACGAGGTGGTGGATGAGGGCGGGGGTCATGGCTTAAACGATTTCGGGGATGGGCATCCAGTAGTTGACTTCACGGGGAAACCAAGAGTGGTTCTCGGAGTGCCACATATCAAGGTTTGTGATATACCAAGCGACGATTTGCAGTCCTTCCACATCGGTTATCAGCACGGGTTGGCAATCTTCGGGCCTTTGGTCTTGGGGTCTTATCCAGGGCATGGGTTAGGCATTTTTGGCTTGAAGGATTCTTCCGAGCAGGGTCCAGTTGACGGACCAAGCCTTGATGGTTTCGGAGCGGTCGGGGCGGGAGCAATTCACGCACTCCTTGCGGATGTGGATTTGCCAGCGGCGGAAATCGGTGGGGGTTGGTTTCATGGGTTTATGGTTTGGAATAATCTATACTTCCCGCATGGTGCGGTCTTGATTTTTATCTGCGGCCCGAATCCGTTGCTTCGTGATAGCACATACTCGCAGGCATCCCCCTTGGGCCGAACCTCAATCACCCGCCACGGGCGGTCGTTGGTGCAGGCGGTCAGGAGCAGAAGGAGCAGTAAGCGGTGCATGGGTTTACTTTAAAATTCGTTTTTTTTAATAAGCATCAATCTGTAATCATCAAGTTTTTTGCCTCTTGAAAAATTAGTAACAATGCCAGTTTCTCGGTGCTTTCTCCACAAACTCGCATCCGTTTTGCCAACCGCTGGCTCCAAATAAATGTCTTCAAATAATTGAGGTTTAAGATACTTTCTCCAAACATTTATCTTCCTCATCCTTCTAACTCCTCCATCCAAAATTTTTATGACTTGGAACCCCATTTCTTTCCAAAATGCGTTTGCGTCCAAGTCAAATCCGCATCGAAGTGTAATGCTATTTGAATCGGAATCCTTTGCGTATTGTTCAAGGCATATTGCGAGCATTGCGCCGTATAGTTTACGCCTTGCGTCATATTGAATACAAACTTGATGACATTTTACATCACCACCACCTGAACCAACATATAAATATCCAGCAGGCTCTCCATTTAAAAGGCCCAAAAAAATCCGTCCATTCAACTGTTCCCTTTCAAAAACCTGTTTAGGATAAAAGGATAAGGATTCTGCATTTTTCTTTTGCAAAAAATCAATATACGAAAGCATTTGAGGGTGTTCTTTTATAACAACAAAATCCTCCATCGTTCAATCGGTTTGGTTTAGTAAGTCAAAGATATAAACACTCTACCCACATTCAGCCAACACCCGTTGGAAATCTTCCACGCTTCGGATGACTACATATTTGTAGCCAACTGACTGAACCACCCCCTGCCACCATTTCTGCGAGAGGGACTGCTTGCCCTTGGGCGTTTTAAATTCAAGGAACACCGCTCCCTTGGGGGATAGGTAGGTCATGTCGGCCACCCCAGCGGTCAGCCCGATGCCCTTCAGGAAGAACCCGTTGGAGCGGGAACGGGGGTTGTTGAGGTTGAGGAATAGCAGACCCTGCTCATTGGGTCGCATCAAAGCGAACAACTTGACACAGGCGGCTTGGAGGTTGTATTCTTCCATCATAGGGGATTGGGTGGGTATTCGTTGGCTTTGGTGTAGGGAAGGTGACATTGAATGTTTGCGATGCCGAGGGAACCGTTGCGGTTCTTTCGGACGATGACCTCCATCAAGTCCGATGGCTGGTTCCTATCATGCTCGTAAGGTCGGTAAACGAAACCAATCTTGTCCGCATCAAATTCCAGTTGCCCCGTTTCCCGAAGGTCCGACATGATGGGCCGATGGTCGCTCCTTCCCTCGGTTGCACGGGATAGCGATGACACCACAACCCCGAACACCTTCTGCCGTTTGCAAATGGCTTTAAGGGTCTTGCTGATGTTGGTCATTTGCTCAATTTTCGGCTTGGCCTTATCAATCTTGGTCGGCTCAACCAGTTGCAGGTAGTCAAGGTAAAATCCGCAAATCCCGTACTTGGTTTTCAGTTTTGCGATTTCGCCCTCAATGCGGTCCAAGTTGGCTTGGTGCAAGTCCACGATATACAACGGTTTGGACTTTAGGAGGTCCGCTTTTTGGCCAAGGTCCATGAAATCTTTTGTGCTGATTCGTTCGGTCGGGTTAAGGAAGTGCGCCCCGTCCATGTTGGCAAGGTTGGAAAGCATCCGCTGGGTCAGTTGCTCCGCTGACATTTCCAGCGTGAAGAACACCACGGGAATATCGGCCATGGCTTGGTTCATTGCGATTTGAAGGGCTAAGAGCGTCTTGCCCATTGCTGGACGACCGCCAAGGAGGATGAACTCGGTAGGTTTAAATCCCGTCAGCATTCGGTCCATCGGGCTGATGTAGGTGGGAAAGATTGAATCCTTGCGCCTGCCTTCACGGACCTCGTTCATGTTCATGAGGTAGGTCTTGGCCAGTTCGTGGGCGGTCGTTTCGGTGGCGTTGGTTTCAATGGCTTGCATGGACTGATAACGGGCGAAGGCCTTGGGTATGTCCCTGTCATGGGCCAACTCGTCCATGATGCGTTGTTCCTCCCGTTGCTTCCACGCCTCGTTAAGGTCCGAGGCATAGACCTTCCAGTCGGAAGTCAGCGTGTTGCCATCAAGGATGTCCACAAATTCAGCGATGACATGGGCTTGACCATTGTCAATTAGATGCTTGTGAACGGCCACCAAGTCAACAGGTCGCTCCGCTCGGTGCAGGGATTCAATGGCCCGATATACGAGGACATGGTTCCCTGTGAATAGGCGTTCTGGGATTTGCAGGAGCAGGACCGCTCGGTTCGTGAACTGGTCCATGAGGCAGGACAGGAGCCTGCGTTCAGCGGTAAGATGGTAGGGGTTCATCGTCGGTTTGGTTTAGTGGGTTTGCAAAGGTATTGGTTCGGGCAATGGCTTGGTCCTCCCATCGTCCTTGGTTGAGGTAGGTGGCCGCATGGGGAACGAACTGGACGGGGGTTTCAGCGTATAGGCGGGCGATGTTGTTGATAGCTGCCTGCTGGTCTTCGTCCTTCAACTTGGCGAAGGCTTTGGATGCGGACTGCTTGGAGGTCTTGCGGGGGTAGAGGTTCCAAAATTGGTCAAACAAAATACTGCTATCCCTTTTTGGCTTTGCCATTACCCCTTCCTCCTTTGCATTATCATTCTCCTTTTCATTATCATTCCCATTATCATTACTCATTAGGTTAGTGGGTGGTTCGGTGGTGGTTAGGTCTTGGTTAGCCTTTGGTTTCCCGCCCTTGCAACCGTTCTCGTATTTGCGCTGATTTGCATCCAGTTGCGGCTTTATGGATTCCCACACGGCCCGAACATATCTGCCCATTTCGGGTTCGTGTTGGTCCAACCCGTACTGCACGATGGCTTGGAATAATTCCAACTGCTCAACTGGGTCAAGGTGTTGGATGCTCTTGAGGAATGAGCGGTAGAAGATGAATGAATCTCTCATAGGAGGTAAAAAAAAACCCCGACCGTGCTGGC